CATCGGCACTACCAGAAGCGGCAGTTTTAAATATATGAGTTCCACTACCTTGACGATATAAAGATGCCTCATCTGTGCTTATATATTTAGGTGTTCCAGCGGCACTGTTATAAAAATTATGTCCAAAATCCATTTCGCCACTCGCACCTTGAGTGCCATAACTTGACCAATATCCATTACCGCCTAATTGTAAAGCATCGTGTCCCGCAATAGTAGCTTCAGGAACTACTCCAATTCCGACATTGCCTGAACCAGTAATTCTCATTTTTTCAGTTTCAGTATCATCCTTAGATGTTTTGAAACTTATAAAGCCAGACCTTGCCGCGGCATTGGCAAAATTCTCTTCTCGTCCAACTTGTATCTTTGCGGCTGTTCCACCATTATGCCTAAATCTAAATCCAACAAATTCATCTGTCGAATCTCCAGCGGCACTATTATCAAGAATTATCTCAGTAGCACCACCATCCGATGCACTTACAAGATGAAGAATGTCACCTGGAGTCGCAGTTCCAATTCCGACCCGTGTTGTCGAGATTGATAGTGCTGAATCTGTACCTAATCCATCTTCAATGTATTTCGCTGAAGCATCTGCACCTATGCCTTCAGATGTTACCTTTAATAATTGTTTATATGTTGATGCAACTGTGTTGCCAGTTAAAGTAGCCATTATAATATCCTATTCATTAAATTTTTAAACTATATCTTCCCACTTGCGTTCTTCTAACTGCCAAGTGTCATTCACCGTACTCCACAAATCACGAGCAAGGCGAGCCGTTTGAGTAACAAAGGACTGAAGCCTTAGACCAAGATTAATCATCAGCCTACATACGCCATACAAGCACCAGAAGCCAATGTAAATCCAGACCATCTACCAAAGATTGTCATACCTTGTGGGAATGTTTCACCATCAATAGCCGCACCACCATTAGCATCGATTAAAGTTCCAGCTCCTGTATCATCAGGGAATAATTGTTCTGTCTCTGCTATAAGGCCACCAGAACCTGAAGCAAATACTGTATCTTCTATGAATTGGATTGCTACGAATATCCCTGTACCAGCACTACAAGTAACTGCTACTGTGCCTGTTACGAATATCGAGCCTGATTGTCCCATCGCTAAATTCTGTGCTTCTACTACTGCGTATTTGTTTGCCATCTTGTTTCTCCTTCTTATGCCTTACCGAGCTTGACAACTCTCATGGGCATATTGGTTATTTACTTTGATAAAGGGGGAAATGAATCCCCCGTTATCAATACTAATTACTACTTAGGAAACGTCACTCAAGATGTACACACCGTGCGTATCTTTTATTTCCACCTCGCCCCAGAATCCGACAGCAACATAAGCTGTGTATCTTGCGGCTTCATTACGCTCAGTTCTGATGCGGAATAAACCTTCAGCACCAACACCAAGACCAACTGCTCCTTTGCTCATAGCAAATCCAGCGGCATCTCCACCCGATCCGACATTCTCGTCAATCTGATCAGACCAGTAGACATTGAAACCAGCAATAGAACCAACGTAACCAGTTTGAAAGGCTTCTTCACCCTTCGCACCCATCATACCGATTGGTCGTGCAGTCGCAGTATCAGTTGTACTTGATCCAGCGGTATCAATAGCCGCATTATGAAGTAGAGAGATAATTCCTTTTGAACCCCAAATTTGTTTTGGACTCAAAACGAGCGAGTAAGGCATTGGCGCACCAGCGGCTCTCATTTGTCTCATTGATCCAAAGATATGAGAAAGAGCAAGGGAAGCACCAGCACCACATTCTGTTTGTGAGAATGTTTTGCCAAGTTCTACAAGATCGTCATCAAGGCGAGCTGATACTGCATTACCCAAAGCTGGGCCAGCATTAGAATCAACATTGTCACCTGATCCCATTAGTACCAAATCAGATACATCTGCTTCGATAACGTGTTCAGAGATTGTTGCAGTTCTTGCGGCTGATGTGATAGCTACAGCAGTTGTTGCAGTTGCCTGAGTAGCTTCACTCACATTTGCTGAAGTTAGTTTTGTCCAATCCGAGAATTGAACCGAGTTTGATCCTCTTGCGGCCTGTTTTACAGTCACAAGTGGATACATCACATTTACATGATTAAATGCGATTACAGCATCACCGATAGTCTTTCCAAGACCACCAGCCGCTGTTGATGTGTTAGTTAAAGCCATTTTATATTCCTTTGTATGGTTTTATTTATTAATTATTTCTCATACGATTTCTTCATCGTTCCAGGGCCAAATCCACTAAATGTACCAATGCTTTCTGGCTTCTTTCCTTTTGCTAATCTTTCGCCACGCTCTTCATGGATGTCGATGTAATCATCATAACTGACCTTTTTATCTTTAAAAGAGCAATCGATGTCCTCACCACCATTCAATGTGGTATGTTTTAGATCACCATCGGGATCAAGGGCTTTGAAAATATCAGCCGCCATAACCTAACTTGATTTTGCCACTTGTTTGAGGATCATTGGCTTTCTTATATCCGACAGGATCAATAGATGCCCATTCTTCAAACGTAGCATAACCACCAGTAGATGTTGCTTGTGAATTATCAACTGAAGCTGGTGAAGGCTTCGTATTAAATTTGTCTACATGGAGTTCCAATTTATCCAGCGGAAGCCCATCATAAACAGCACGATCATCTTCAGGCAGTTTAGATAATAACGAATCTCTCCGAGTTGCCTGATAACTATCCCATGCTTTAGATTTCTTTTCAGATGTTTCCAGTCTTACGTTCATGTCTGCCATGATCTTCTCGTATTCGCCTTTAGATTCCATATCTTTAAGCTGTCTGGTTTCACTCTCACCTTTGATTTTAGTTCTCAGGGATTCGTAATCTGCTTTCATGGTGTTTTTTTCATCGACTAATTCCTTGAAACGTGCATAAGGTACTTGATCGATGGGTTGCTTTGGTTCACTTGCAACTGTAGCGGACTCCTGTTTTACGTCTGGAGTATCGACTTGCGTATCACTCATTTTAACCTCTTTGATTTGAGTATTATGAAAATCATTATCTTTTACCGATTGTGAATGTGATAGGCTTTTTTGTATAAGCTCTCAGATTCTTTTCGAAATTCTTATCCAATCTTCTCAAGGTGTCAGCACCTATTGCATTACTGATTGTCTTGTTAAATATGTACCAATCATTGCCTTTCTTAAATCCCCTACGCTGTAGATCAGATGCTCTTTTACCATACGTTCCTATCACCCCAATAGTGACACCATCCTTTTCTACCTTCTGGCGTTTAATATTATCGAGCATTTTTCCTGTCAATGTGAAATTAACAAATCCTGTTTCTGTACTGGATTGACTTCTGGCCGCTTTTCTTGATCTTTTAGCTTCTGCATATTCAGGATCATAATCACCTTTAATGGCTCTCTTATTCCGTATCTGGTCACGAACAATATTGGCGGCATTATCACCGACATCAGCCCATGTCTTTAATGGAATATCTATGATCCTACTGGCATCAACTGGTTTTATTGGCATCTAATTGGTCGTTTGCTTTATTGCCCAGGAATTGAGCTTTTCTTGTAAATCTTTGTGCTTCATGTCTGCATCCGAAATGCGTTCCATTCTGAAATGATCCTGGAGATTGTGATTCAAATTCACCTTCTGTCATTGGCCCTAATGCGATAAGCCGTAAACATTCATCGCTGGTTTTTCCATCTATCGGCCCTTCCCAAATAAAGAATGTATTATCGGGAGCATTGTTAGCCATTTCTTTTGTGACATTACGAGAGAATTTTCTTAAAGAATCATCTACTAATGCTTCAGCCTGTGATGGTGTTAATCCAAATGATCCAACCATACTTTCAAACTCACCAACGGATATATCACCAATAACAGATTCAATCATCAGCTTACGCATCACATCAATCTTATCTTTAATCTTGTTCTGATATACAATGAGATCAGTTTTAATAAGAGAATCAATTACGTTCTCGGATATATCAGCAAAGGATTGCATTGATTTTAATTCAAAAGCATATTGAGTCATCAGCTTTTCAAGTTCGATATTCATCTTATTCCCGACTATCTGATCCAGATCAAGATCGAGTAATTCCTTCACAATAATATCATTAGATAATTGTGCCTTATTTGCATTGTTGTAGATTTTCAATACAGTATCCTGTACTTGTTCAAATGCTAAACTAAAA